TCTCCTCTGCTTACCACCCCGGCCTTTGCCACCTCCAACTCCCCCGCAAGCTAGTGCACACGCTTCACACTCTCCTAGATGTTCTATCAAGGAGATCGCGGGCGGCAAAACTAATCCAGTCTGCACATAGTCCCTTGAGAACCATGTCGGGATAGTGAACCCCGCGACCGAATTTGCTGCCGGCTTGTAGACCAGCTTTTCACACGGCGGCCGATCGTGCTCATCGATCGAAACCAAAGTGTCGGGTGGGTTGTCATCACACCACGTATTTAGAGCCCCGTCAGGCTCTCGACTTAAACCAATCGAGTGGTCATCACGGGAATCGTGGACCCCAGAAGGGGAATTTGCTGGAGTAAAGCTCCCAGCTAAGCCTTGTTGTCCCTCCGCAAGACAACTGCAACTTTTTTGCACAGCTCCGTAGATGTGCAGGTCAGACCTCGGATTATCCAACCTTGTTTCCGCATAGGCCGTAAGTTGTTCACGGTCATTTACACTATGCGTACCCAACCGGGGCTCCCCCCCGAGTGCAGTGGGAGACGAACTTTAGGGTGACTAGCCCTTGCGCACTAGTGTCAACACCTGTCGCCACCCAAATCTGAACTTCCCAATTCAGCCTTGTAGGCAGCATAAAGGAGAATAAACAATCCCCGACAGACTCTTCTAGATTGCATGCGTTAAAATGCGGCGGCGGCGGAGCGCAGCTCACCACAGTTTGAGTCTACATTTCTGTTTTCCATGGCGCGCCGAACTTTCGTATTAACTACTTGCTTGGCGTTTCACCCCGCTATTAGGCGGACACAGATTGTTTGCTGGTCGTGGGTTTTACCCCAGTCGGCCAACGTTACTCTTGCTGCAGATTGCTAGACGCTCAAAACAGTGCCCACTAGATGGATTTGAGTTGTCGTCTGGACAAATTGAATTGTCCAGTCCACCGAAACTCATTGCTCTGGACCGTAGTCACTTCACTACACCTTGCACTAAGTAGACTAATACGCATTTAAGCGTTTTGCTAAGTGAGCGAAAGTGTACCTTTCTAGTGGTGAGAGAAGCTGGAATGATCCCATTAAGCAGCCTGACATTCAGGTCTGCGCTTCGAAGCAAGCTGGTAAACCAGCCCAGAAAGCCGCTCTAACTTGCGGCTTCCGAAAACGTTGTACAACGGAAAAC